ACAAGGTCAACAAAGCCGCAATCGGCGCAACCGTTAAAGCGGCGGCTACTGGTTCAAATGTTGGCGCGTCACAACTAGACAACTTTTATGCGTTTACCCAAGGCAATAACCGCCAACGCGCTATGGCCGTACCTGCAATTACACGCGCACGCGATTTGCTTGCGTCAGTCATTGGCTGCACACCGTTAAAAACATATAACGAAATGTGGAACGGCGAAGAAATGGAAGAAATCGAAATAGCCCCGCGCGCATGGACTAGGCAGCTTGACCCGTCGCTACCAAATAGCACGCTATTTTCATGGTTATTTGATGATTTATTTTTTACGCAGCGAGCCTTTTTATATGTTACTGAGAGGTCAAGCGACGGCTACCCTAAGGCGTTTCAACGTATGCCTAGCGCCATGGTTTTAACACAAGACCAAGCAGGACCCGTATTTTTTGCGCCGTCTAAACAAATTATGTTTAGCGGTTTACCTATTGACCACCGCGACGTAGTGCAATTTATTAGCCCAATACAAGGTTTACTTTTTACTAGCCCTAACGCTATTTTGACGTCGCTTAAACTTGAACAAGCCCGGCTACGTAACAGTTCTAGCCTTTTGCCTACAGGCGTATTGCGCCAAGTTGCGGGCGAGCCGCTTTCAGAAATTGAATTACAGCAATTAGGGCAATCTTTCGAAGCGGCACGCTTAAATAATTCCGTGGCTGTTTTAAATGAATTTGTTACTTACACCGAAACGAACAGCGACGCTAGTAAACAAATGTTGGTTGCAGCTAGCGAATACCAAGCACTTGAAATCGCCCGTTTGGCAAATTGTCCCCCTTATCTTTTGGGCGTTGCTACTGGTTCATACAGTTACCAAAACTCAACACAAGCCCGCCAGGACTTGTATATGTTCGGCGCCAAACTTTACATGGATTGCATAGCCGAAACCCTAAGTATGGGTAACGTGCTACCGCGTGGCACATATGTAAAATTCGATATTGACGACTACCTAAGCGAAACGTATTTATCAGAAAACGACACACCGTCACAAGTACAAGAAGTAGGGGTAATGCCAAATGCTTAAATTAACTCAACAAGAATTAACGCTAGACGCCGCAGGCCCTAACGGTATGCCACGCCGCACCTTGGCTGGCCTTGCCTTGCCTTACAACGTCGAAGCAACCGTAAACGACGGTACAAAAGTTATGTTTATGCCAGGCAGCTTAAATAGTGGCGGCAAAATGCCGAAACTGTATTTAGGCCACGACAGCACCCAGGCCGTAGGACTTGTAACCGCCATGGTAGATACACCCGGCGGCATGATGTACGAGGCACGTATCAGCGAAACCACGTTAGGCAACGAGGCGCTGGTATTAGCAGCCGACGGCGTACTAGACGCGGTGAGTGTTGGCGTAAACCCAACCCGTTTTAGTTACGACGAAAAAGGCACAATGATTATAGAAATGGCCGATTGGCAAGAACTTTCGCTAGTACCTTTCGGTGCTTTCGCTGGCGCTTCCGTAGACCGCGTAGCCGCGTCGCAGGGTATCCCACAAGACGAACAAGAACTAGTTAATATAGAAACCGAAACACCTAACGAGGAGTTAGATACCATGACACAGCCAACAGAAACCCCACAAGTTATCGAGGCCGCAAGCGTAGCGCCAGTCGTTTACGCACAGCCACGTACTTTTAAATTGCCAACCGCAGGCGAATTTATCGCAGCGTCGTTGCAAGGTGGCAGCGTACTTGCAGAAATGAACGCACGCGTTCAAGCTGCCGCGCCAAACATCACTACAAACGACACTTTAGGAATTTTGCCAGAAATCATAACCGGCAGCGTCTACGATTCGCTTAACCCTATTAGGCCTTTCGTTTCGGCTATCGGCGCATTGGCTATGCCACAAGCAGGCGCAACATTTCGCCGACCAAAAATTACAGTACGCCCAGTTGTAACACAACAACCAACAGGCCAACTAAACCAACTTGACCCGTCTACCGTTACCGTTGCAAATAACAACGTAAACAAATTAACTTTTGGTACATACGTAACAATGTCCGAACAAGATTTAGACTGGACAGACCCCGCAAGTATTAACATTGTTCTAAACCAGTTGGCAATTGCTTACGGTCAAGCAACAAACAACTACGCCGTAGAAACTTGCCACGCAGCAATTACACAAACCAGCGCCGTTGCCGATAGCACCGACCCTGCCGACTGGATTGCAGCAATTTACGAAGGCGCCCGCCAAATTAGCGCAACCAGCAATTACCTACCTACGCACATGGTCGTAACACCCGGTACGTGGGCCGCGTTGGGTTCATTGGTTGACAGCACAGGCCGCCCAGTATTCCCACAAATTGGCGCTATGAACGCCCCTGGCCAGTTGTCGGCTGCAAATTGGAACGGCAACCCGCTAGGCCTTGTGTTGGTAGTCGATAAAGATACCCCAGGTTCATTTATGGGCCACGCAGCCGGGCCAGCTGCAGGTTTTGAATTTTACGAACAGCAAAAGGGCGCAATTTCTGTAGACGTTCCAAGCACATTGGGCCGCACTATTGCGTACCGTGGCTACGCTGCCGCTTTCATGGCAGACGCTACAAAATTCGTTAAGTTCGTCTAACCGAAAGGCGGCCTAACCGCCATGACGCAGGTATATCAAGTAGCGCATAAAACGCTATTAGACAACTACGCAGTTTTAGAAACGCTTACACCTAACGAAGTTTACGTAGGCGCGTCTATTGTTGTTGCAGGCGTTGACGCAACATTTAACGGCACCGTTACAGTTTTAGCGGTACCCGAATACTTGTTTATCGGCGTAGATGAATACGGCGATTTACTTTATAACTACGAAGTACAAGTACCGTTTCAAATTTTGTACGCAAAAACCGCGGCAGACGTTACGCGAACCACAGCAACGGGAACCGTAACCCTTGGTACTATCCCGTGTACTTGGGTTACAGCCGGACAGGTCGAGGACTGGTTGGGCATAGGTACCGCGTCGGCACTTGATACAACATTTCTTACACAATGCGCGGCAGCTGCAAATGATTTTTGTTTTCAACGCCGTTTAGAAAGCGGATACATTGACGCAAAAGGCACAAGCCCTAGTAACAGCGTCACCCTGGGCACTATCGCCTATGGGGGTTTTTTGTATAGACAGCGTGGCGCTGTTACAGATTTTGCTAGTTTTGACGGCTTGCCTGCAGGTAATAGCGTTGGTCTGTCGCCAATGATTAAACAACTTTTAGGTATCCCACGCCCCCAGGTGGCTTAAATGCCTGTTGCTTTTACAGACCTGTTTAACGAGGCGCTAGACGACTTGGCAGCGTCGCTAACAACCATTACAGGGCTACAGGTAGTAACAGACCCCCGTAACCTTGTACCGCCTTGTGCGTTCATTGACGCCCCTACGTTCACCGTGTTTAGTAACAACGTCGTAGAAATGACTTTTCCAATACGCATAATTACGTTAGGGCCTGGCAACCTTGACGCGCAACGGTCACTACTTAACTTGGCTAGCAAGGTTATTACTAAAAAAATTGGCGTCACCGACGGGCGCCCAACCGTAGCAATTATTGGCGGCAGCGAACTACCCGCCTACGACTTGACCATATCCCTACAAGCCCAGGCAACCGCCTAGAATAGGTACAACATGAAATACACAATACTTAGCCCACGTATCGGTACACCCGGCGACGCATACGAACCAGTAGACGGCGTAAATGTCGAAGCGTTGGTAGCAAGCGGTTTCATAGAACAATCCACCGTTAAAGCGCCTAAAGGTGCTAAAACTAAGACAGACACAAACGAGGAGTAACACTCATGGCTACCAGCACTTATCTTTCATCACCAAACGTCACGGTTAACAGCGTTTCGCTGCAGGACCAATGCCAAGGTTTGACATTTACCCGCACTATTGAAGCGCTAGAAAGTACCGCGTTTGGTTCGGGTTCACGCGTTTACGTGGCAGGCCTTGAAAACTCAACGTTGACCCTTGACCTGTACCTATCGTTTGCAGCTACAGAAACTTACGCAACGCTTAAAGCGCTTGTAGGTACATCTACAACGGTTTCGTGGTCACCAAGCGCAACAAGCCCAGGCACCGCAACTAACCCAACCATGACCCTTACAGGCGCATACTTGGAAGCCTTGCCGTACGAAATGGCTTTAGGCGCGCTAGGAACAATTAGCGTTACCTTTACGGGTGGAGTTTACAGCGTCGTTGAAGTTTAATTAACAGCCTGAAAAGGCCCGACACAAAAGGCAGACAATGAAACTTACGCTAAAAGTAGAAACCGCAGATACCGCCTATGAGGTGGTAACAAACTTGTACGTAATTATTTTGTGGGAACGCAAATTTAAACGTAAAGCGTCTGACATGGCGTCAGGTATTGGCATAGAGGATTTAGCGTTTATGGCATACGAGGCGTCTAAGTTAAACAAAATTGTTGTACCTAGCGAGTTTGATACGTTTGTAAAGGGCTTAACAAACATTGAAGTAGTTGACACGGAGACCGTAAACCCCACTTAAGGGGCACCCACGGGCGCCAACTTGCCGAACTGTTGGTAGCCATATCGTGGTGGCCCCCGTCTATACCTTTTGACATAGACGACTTGGCTACTGTCGTTGCTGTATTATCAGACAACAACAAGCAACGAAAGTAAACCTTATGGCGTACACCGCAGGAACTTTAGAAATTAAAGGTATTCAAGAAACCTTAAAAACTCTTAAAGACGTGGAACCCGATTACGCCAAAACGATTAGAAAAGAAATACGAGTAGCTGCAACCCCAATACTTGTATCTGCACGTTCCCTAATACCTACAGCACCACCTTTAAGCGGTATGGCACGCGGCAACCTTATCAAAGGCCGTGACGGCACCAAATGGGATAGTTTGCTAGTAACAACAGGTTTTAAAATTCTTACGAACAGGTCAGGCCGTAAAGAACGAACTATAGAAAAACAATTTAGCAACATTAAAGTATCTGCAAGACCGTATAACTTACTTACCTTGCGTCAAAACAACGCTGCCGGGGCAATTTGGGACCATGCAGGCGCTAAAACTAAAGGCGCTTTTGTAACCAATTTAGAAATGGTAGGCACCGTACAACCACGGGCCGCCGAACCAGGCGTAGAAGCTGCAAGACCTGCAGTCGAAAACGCAGTAACCGACATTGTTAAAAAGGTTATGGCACGTAGCAATAAAGAAATGAGGTCACGCCGTGGCAATTAACGTACCGATTATTACCACGTTTACCGACGCAGGCATATCCGCGGCAGAAAAAGCCTTTGGCAAATTTGGCAAAACTGGCGTAGCAGTAGGTGCCGCGTTTGCAGCTTCAACCGCGTTAATAGTCACAGGTTTAACTAAAGCAGTTAGCGCGGCTATTGCCGACGAAAAAAGTCAAGCGCTACTAGCCAAACAATTAGAAAACACTACGGGCGCGTCGAGAGACAACATTAAAGCAACTGAAGAATTTATAAGCAAAATGCAGTTTGCTACAGGCGTAGCCGACGATTTATTACGCCCGGCTTTAGGTAATTTAGTACGTGCTACAGAGGATTTAACAACTGGGCAAGATTTGTTAAATCTTGCTATGGATATTTCGGCTGGTACTGGACGCGATTTAGAAACCGTATCGTTAGCACTTGGCAAGGCATACAACGGCAATTTGGGCGGTCTAACAAAACTAGGTATAGCACTTGACCCCAACATTATAAAAACTAAAGACTTTGGCAAAGCCCAAGAAGAATTAAACAAACAATTTGGGGGCGCTGCAGCTGCAGCCGCTAACACATATGAAGGCCAACTAAAACGCCTAAGTACGGTTTGGTCAGAATTAACAGAAACTATCGGCTATGCAATTCTTAACAATATTTACGTTAAAGACGCCATAGGACTATTGCCAGGTGCCGTAGACGCAGCAATTAAAGCGTTTGGTACGGGTGGTTTTGGCGGCGCGCTTACGGCGTTTGTTGACGAAATGGGTATTACAGGCGCCTACGTACAAAAGTTTACTGTTTCAACATCGCTTCAATTTGCGCGTATGAAATTTGGAATACTTGACGCTGTATCAGGCAGCCTATGGGGTTTAACAGGTTTAATAACTGGTCTAGATAGCGCAACAAGCGCGGCAAAAACTAACGTAGCAAACCTTGAATTACAATTTACGGCAACAGTTTTTTATATATCTGATTTAACAGACAAGTTAAACGAAAACATAAGGGTACAAAGGTCTAACGGTGCAGCTGCAGATAGGTTAGGTGCCCAGGCCGAAGCGTTGGGCTACAAATTTGAACCATTAGTAGATAAATTTGAAGGTTTAGGCGGGGCAGCAAAAAAAGCAGATACCGCCGTAATTGATGCAGCTAAAGCATTACAAGACGATTTAACAAAAGCATTAGACACAGCAAAAGCAGGGTTAGAGGACGCACAAGGCGCATTTAATGATTTTGCCGAAAGCGTTTCAACAGGTTTACAAGATGCTTTTAGTTTTAAAGACGCTAAAACCGCAGGCGACGAAACAGGCGCAGGGTTTCTATCCGGACTACGTGACCAAGTTAAAGGCATAAAGGATTACAGCGCCAACGTACAAACTTTGTTAACGGCTGGACTATCCCAAGACGCATTAGCAGCCGTTTTAGCTGCAGGCGGTGACAGCGGAGCGGCTATTGCCGCAGAACTTATTAAAGGCGGTTCTAGCGCAATTATTGAAACTAATGCATTGGTTGAAAGTGCTAAATATGCAGCCGATTTAATTGGGCAAGCTGCAGCGCAACAATGGTACGGTGCTGGCGTATCTAACGCACAAAACTATTTGAAAGGCGTTGAGGACGCTTTTGCCGTAGCCCAAGCGCGACTAGGTGGCAAGGGCCTAAAATTGGCAGACGTTAAAGGCATAGGCGCATCATTTGGGGAAGCAATTAGCGGGCCAGTAGTCGCGCCAATAGCAGGCAATCGAGGTATAGACAGAGGTTACGAAAATCAATATGTAATTAACGTAAACGGTGTAATGACAAACGCACAAACAGGCGAAGCAATTATTAACAACATTCGTGCCTATAATCGCGCGGCAGGCCCCGCAAATATTCAGGTTTCATAATGGCTACGTCAGTTATTGAAAGCGGCGACTACGAACTATTTATAGACACAGGTTTTCAGTTAGACGCGTTTACCCTTGACGACGCAACACGAGGCGTACTAAATGGCACCCAATACGTGTTAGACGGAACTACAGAGTTTGCGCCAATGCTTGAATACTCAACAAACGTAAACATTAAACGCGGGCGCCGTGACGTAGGCGACCAATTTAGCGCTGGCACAATGTCATTTAACTTGAACGACGACCTGGCCGGGGGCACTCTAAACCCGTTGTACTCGTCTAGCCCATACGTAGACCCTGCAGGGCAATTTACCCTTGCACCACTACGGCGCGTATCGTTCGGCAGATACAACAGCG